GATGTGTATAAGAGACAGCCATAAACTAGTCAGGGTTTTATTTTTGACTTCAAACAAATCATTTGATTTAAAACTTCGACACTCTTTAGTAAGTACTACAACGTCACCCACTAAAAATTCTGGCTGGTTGCGTTCGGTTGTTTGATTTGATAAATTAGTTTTATTCATTTGATTCATCTCAATTGAATGCCTAACCACTCCTGTTCGCGCAGGTAGTGGTTTTTTATTTGAATAAAATCCGCATGTATTCAGGGGAAGTGAATGCATGTGCTAAATAAACTCGCGTTGCTTCTGCAATTTCAGGTGAGCAATACACATCACTTTCTGGCACCACCTTCAATCCAATGGCTGTCAACAGAGAGCTAATAAATTCAATCTCTGTCAATCCATTGTTTTTCTTGTCATTTTTCATTCTCGACAAGGTGCTTGCATCTATTCCCACCTTCTCGGCTACTTGTCTTTGGTTGCTAGTATTTAGTGCTTGCAATATGAGCGATTCGTTATTGCTAGCGCTTGCAGGCAATTCATTTGATACTTTGCTCATGGTTAAGGTCCTAAGCGGTTAATGATCCAAGGTTTCTACTTTTTGTCGTCTGGGGACGTAGTTCAATCCAAATATCTTGATAGTTATCAGGGAAAAGTTCTTTTCGTGTTGTTAAACCAAGATCTTCAGCAATAACTGCTAACCTGATTTTTTTATCAAGGGGAATAGCTTTCCATCCACTAACTGATGGCGGAGTAATCCCTAGAAGTCTTGCTACCGCTGTGACACCACCTAGCTTGTCTATAAGTTGTGCGTCATTCATAACGTGCTCCTAATTTTTCTTTAATTATTAGGTATTCCTTATTACAAATCAATAGGAATACCTAATTTTATTTATGTTAGGATTTCCTAACATTGTGAGGATAGTTGTATGAATACTCTTGCTGAACGACTTAGGTATGCTATGGAAGTTTTGCCACCTAAAAAGATTAAAGGTGTTGAGCTTGCTCGTGCAGTAGGAGTCAAGCCTCCTTCTGTAAGTGATTGGCTATCCGGAAAATCCAAAACAATGGAAGGTGAAAATTTATTACGTGCTTCAAAATTTTTGAATGTTAATCCTGCATGGCTAGCATCTGGCACGGGAGAGATTCAATCAAGCACGAGAGATAAATTTAAACAACTGGATATCGAAGAATTCAAAAAGAAATACAACATTAGTGATAGTGATGAAGCTCTTTTATTTTCAACAATTATCGAAAAACCTTTTACTCCATCATCTAAACGTTGGGTTCCTGTAAAGGCGTACTCCAAGATGGGAATGGATGGTTATTTTACTGACATGGGTTATGAAGGAAACGCTGGTGATGGATATGTTCCTACCCACACTGCAGGATCTAGAGCATATGCAGTAAAAGGTACGGGCGACTCTATGTTTCCAGCTATCCGTAATGGTTGGTATGTAGTATGTGATCCAGATGCGGAACTTGTGCCAACAGAGTTTGTTCAGGTGTGTTTAAGGGACGGAAGGTGCACAATTAAGGAATTTGTAGGAATAAATGGTGGTGTTCTGAGTTTGTTGGCCGTTAATGGTAGCGAACGCCTATCTTTTGATATGGATGAGGTCGAAAGTATTACGGCTATAACTGATATTGTTCCGCCAAGTCAGCATAGACAGGAACATCCCAAAGCTAATTAAAGTAGTAGATTCGATACAATCTATATATAAATTTTTTATTAAATGGCAATTGATATTAGTTCACTTATAAGGTAACTTTGCAGAAATGATAGACCCATACTTCTTTCGCTGGAGTGAAATTGGCTTTCCTGATGATCTTCAGCCAATCATGATACCAGACTGTATTAGGGTCTATATGCTTTCATCATCAATGGATAAACGTGATGTATTTCTTTACCGAGATAGGGCTGAATTTTCATTACATAGTAAACGAGACAACTGTGATGTATTGCGATTATTCACTCAATTAGCATCTCGCTGCGAAATGTGTGAACAACCAACTGAACTATTTGATTTCTATGACTCTTCTGAGTTGCATAGAGCATGTGTAGTTAAATTAGATGACAAAGATGTACCAGTATACAGAATTCGAAAAGCTAGCCTTCGATTATATTTGGTCTTTGTTAATGCATACATTGTTTTATTTAGATTATCACCTAAGCGAAAAGACAAGATTGATAAATCTGAAAAGACAATCATTGATAACCGTGTTAGAGCCATCTTTAAGTATCAAGCCGACATGGAAACATTCCTGGTGAGGTTGTTATGACAAATAAATTATTTTTGTTCTCATGTGAGCATGAAGATATATCCATTGTAAAAATGGAGCAAGTTGCATCCCATTTAGTTGGACTGTTACGTCATAGTAATATGACTCGTTCAGAAATTGCATTACAACTAGGCTGGAAAAAAAGTCGAGTTACAAAAGTTTTATCTGGAGAAGAGAATCTCACTATTAAAACAATTTCCAAGATTTCTCGGCTATTAGGTTATGATTTTGATGTAATTTTTCATAATAAAAATTATGAGAGACCAAAACAACCTTGGCAAATTGATCGTGAAAGAAAGAAAGCCCATTTGGTTGAAAAATCACATAGGAATAAAACAACTTTTCTTTTTGATTTACAAACAGGTCAACAAGTAGTTGAGGATGTTTTATCTGGTAATGAAAAGGAATTTTATATAAGCGTAAATTCCTCAAGATATAACAATGGCAAAACTATAAATATTGTAGCTCAAGAAGTGAATACATTACCGAACACTACTTCATCCTATTTTAATGTTAACCAAGAAATAAAGGTCGGATATGAGCAGCGCTAACAGACATGAAACAGTTACAGAAGTAATCAATACACAATTAAATCCTAGTTTACAACCTATTTACGCAGATCAAGTTTTTCAGATTGCAATAGAAAATAATATTGTGAAATTAATGCTTGGTCATAAAGTAAATCAAAATACTGCTGTGCATTCTGCCACAGTAGCCTTACCAATGTCTGGTTTATTATCACTTATTGACACATTAAATAATATTTTTGATAATCCCGACTTCCGAAATAATTATATTCAAGATGTTGAAAAATTAACTCAAGATCTTAAGCAAAGATTTAATTCTTCTTCAGAATAATCGTCGAAGTTGATAAAAAACCCACCACCCCGTGTGGGTTTTCTTTTGTCTATTAAAGCATGAATTATAGTTAATAAAAAGATTAACCATTGTTAACTTTTCTCTTGACTAAAAAATTAACCATAGTTAATATTATCTCACCAGATAACAAAAAAGTCCCTGACATTCGACCGACGGGACTTTTACTCAATGAGTGAGATAAGTATGAATCAAAAATCACAAACTAGTCAAATTCTATATCGTCATCCAACTAAGGCTGAGCAGGTTCCATCTGTATTTGCACAGCATGTTGCTGACATTAAAGACTGGGCAAAGTTAGTTGCTTTGTTCTCTCCATTCCTGATGGGTGCAATTGTACTTGCCCTTATCGTTGCAAAGAATGTGGGGTAAGTCTCATGGATAACTACAAAATCAAAGTTAAAGATGAAGCTGAGAGCAAAGAGGCTCAGGAGTTGTTTGAACAATTAGGTTTTAAATGGGCTGGCGATTATCCAGTAGACGGAGATTGGTACTCACACCTATATGCAGAAAACTCAAATTGCTGTTATTTGTCTCCTTATGTTTGGGGAGGATTGGGAGATAGATTTAAAGAACTCACCCTCCCTCAGCTTCAAGACCTTGTTGTGTTGAAGCGTAATGATGTGAAGGATGCGACACACAAGAACTTCAGAACAAATACCCCATACCTAAAACAAGGTGAGAATGAATACTACATGTTTAATGGCGAGTGGGTTTTGTCTAACTGCCCAAATGACCTAGAGCCAATCACCAAACCCCAAGACCCAGCCTTGATTAGCGGTGCGGAGGCGAAGCTTGCATGGGCAAATGGTGAAGCTTTGCAGATCAATAAAAAAGATACCCATTTTGGCTTTATTGATATAAGTAATGATTACTCATTGGGCGTTTTCGACAATGAGGATTATGAATTCCGTCTCAAACCCCAAACCATCAAGGTTGAACTTGAGCTGCCGAAGCCTTTTGAGCCGAAGGACAATGATTGGGTTTGGACTATTAGTGGTGTGCAAGACGGTGGAATTACTCAAATGTTGCATAGAGATGGCAATGATTACCCTCTTGGAGCATGGCGCACCGAAGAAGAAGTAAAGCAAGTCGTAGAGCAACTCAGAAAGATACGAGGTACTAACTCATGAATATGTTAGCCAATATCTCGTTTGATGCTGCTGTATTCACAAGCCTTGAAGTGATGAATGTAGGTGTTGAGGATGGCGTTGTTCAGTTCTCTTTATCAGTTTTTAACGCAGAGCACATCTACATCGTGGCAAGTGTCAAAGGAATTGAGAAAAACGACACTTTCGAATATGGCGAAGGCTTGGATTACCAAGACTGGAAAGATGTGGATTACACCAGAATGACAGTCGATTCATCTAGCCGACCACATGTCGATGACTTTGATTATGTGGATGCAGTCGAAGGTATGCCATTTGCCCTTACTTCTACTCAAATCCTTAAGTTGAATGAGTATTTAGAAGAACTGGCAAGAGAAGAAAAGATTACAGAGTTGAGAGGTGGGTGATGTCTAAACGCGCCCTACTCCATAAGTCAAAACTAGAAGATTTCAAGTCTTGGCTTATTGAAAACCAAATTCAGTATCGAGATGGCAAAGGTGATTTTCAGGTTTTACAGGTTGAAGTAAAAGACAGGTTTTACCCGATATACGACAGGCTTCAAGGCGCCCACTTCACAACCCAAAGAGAACTCATCCCTTTAGTTAAAAGATACATCGCAAGCGTAAAGAATTAGGAGAAGATTATGAATGCGCCAGTGCAACACTCAGGACAGAACCCTTTTGCAGTAGCTGCTCCTACTACTCAAGCAATGTCTACAGTTCAATCTGATAGTCAACGTGCAATTGCAGAGGTTCAAGCAGCTTTAGTTATTGCTAAACAGTTTCCACGCAATCCAATTGAAGCTTATGACCGGATTATGAACGCTTGCCAGCGTCCAGGTTTAGCTCAATCGGCTGTTTATTCTTATGCTCGTGGTGGTAGTTCGGTAACTGGTCCATCAATTCGACTTGCGGAAATGCTTGCTCAGAATTGGGGGAATATTCAGTACGGTATCCGTGAATTATCTTCTGAAAATGGCGAATCTACAGTTGAAGCATTTGCTTGGGATGTTGAAACAAATACCCGTCAAACAAAGGTTTTTCAGGTTCCACATATTCGTTATACACGCAATGGATCTAAAAAATTAACAGATCCACGCGATATTTATGAATTGGTTGCAAACAATGGTGCCCGTCGTCTACGTGCATGCATCTTAGGTGTAATACCCGGTGATGTTATTGATGATGCAGTTAATCAGTGTGAAAAGACAATCCATGCAAGTGCTGATACTTCACCAGAAGCTGTACAAAAACTTGTTGTTGCCTTTGAGCAATTTAACGTCACCAAGAAAGACATTGAAGATTACATTCAGCGTCGTCTTGATGCTATTACAGCAGCCAATATCGTTGCGCTTCGCAAGATTTTCACTAGCTTACGTGATGGCATGAGTTCACCTAAAGACTGGTTTAAAAATGTCACTGTGAAGGAAGTTGGAGAAGTTCAGGAAGTTAAACCAACTGTACCAGACAACGAGTTCCCGGTTCTCTTAGAGCAAATCAAAGCCGATGCAGTTACTAAAGAATATGTATTAGAAGGCTATGCACTTACTAATGCACAAAGAGCTGAGGTAAATGCACTATGAAGCTATTCCGATGCTCAAGCCTTCATAAGCTTGTAGGCGACCCTAAAACTAAAGGCTCAGTTCTTAGCGATACAGCTAAGACTGAGATTAGAACAATCGTTAAGGAGGACTTGACCACGTTCAAGTCTTTCAAAGGCAACCAGTACACGGCTAAAGGTAATGCGCTTGAAGAAATCGCAATTAGCCTGTCTGGTAAGGTTCGTTTTCGTCAATACTTAAAACATCAAGGCCGTTTGGAAAATGAACTAATCACTGGTGAATGTGACATTCTTGACCTAAATAACAAGTTGATCATCGACACTAAATGTACTTGGGATATTGGTACTCATCCCTTCTTTCAAGATGAAGCAGAAGAAAAGGCAAAGAAAGCCGGTTATGACTGGCAGATGCAAGGCTACATGTGGCTTTACGACTGTGAACAAGCAATGGTTGATTTCTGGCTACTCCCTTGCCCTGTCGAGCTTACAAATGATTGGGATGACCGAGAACAGCTAATTGATTTAGTTGAGCGTATCGATCTTAGAGAACGTTTAACAACTGTCACCTACAAACGTGACGAAGCAATGATCCAGAAGATCAAAGACAAAATTCCACATGCTCAAGAGTACTACGCAAAGTTATATCAAGAGCGCATTAAGGCAAAGGTGGCAGCATGAAACAAATCGAATTAAACACAATTAGCGGTACTTCTGACCAGATCGCAGAAGAGATTTTTAAGAAAATTATTGGGCCTATGGTTGATGAAATGAATAGCCAAGATAAAGACTCAGCAAAGGTTTTCACATTCTCAGTAATGTGGCTTGGTATGGCTTTATATGCTGCTCAATTTGAACCGCACAATGCCAAGAAAACAATTCAATTCAGTGTTGATCAGTTCATGGCAACGTTTGACAAATTCAGCAAAAGACCGAGCTAAGGAGCAGCAGCATGACAGATTTGAATAAGGAAAGAGAGCTAGAGCTTTTCAATGCTTTTGTTGAGAAAAATCTACCAGAACTTTTTGAAAAGCATAGCAATGGTAATTTCTTTGCAAAAGTTACTTATGACTCTATGTTTGGTGCTTGGTTGGGAGCCAAAGCTCAGGCGGTGCCAGAGGGCTGGGTAATTGCTCCCCAAGAATTGCCTTTGGATATGGCTTTAAAAATTGCAAAAGAGCGAATTTTAGAACAGCCACCAGTAAAGGACCCTGTTCTGAATGAGATCTTGGAAAAAGCCCACAAGGAAAATATTCAATCTGAACAATGTCGCTTAATGCGCGATTACAAGGAAATGGTTAAACGGTTAAGCGAATCGGGAGCTGAAAAATGAAAATGAACGCACCAATTAAACTTGAAATGAAAGTTTATGCAGTTAATAAAGATGGGCAACAAGCAATTGTTACTATGTCACTCTCTCTTGGTCAGTACCCTACGCGTTCAACGCTTGAAAAGATATTTAAGGATGCTGAAGGCCACTTGCCAGATGATTTTCGCGTGATGAATAAATCTGAGTTTTTTAACGCATACCTTCAAGAAGAGTACGGGACAACTGAAAAATTCGCTACACCTAGTTCTCGTGAATTTACTGATGATGTTATTGAAATGGATGAATCGGGAGCTGAGGGATGAGTGAATTAATTAAGGTTTTGGATGGTGGTGATTTCCGTGATCGTTGGAATGAGCTTTGTATCAAGCTAGAAGATTATGAAAACATCAATTGTGATAATTACGAACAAGAGCTCCATGATTTATTTGAATACCACAGCTTTAAATTTGATGAATCAAAGCACGAATATTGGGAAATCGAATAATGAGTGAAGTTAAAGCGGAAAGTAAGGAGGGGTGAATGGAGATTGATCGTCGTGTACGTGCTAAAGAATTTATGATGCTAATGTCTATTGGCCGCACTAAATTCTATCGCATGATTAAGAATGGTGAAATTCCTCAACCAATCAAGGTAAGTGACAAAGAAGTATTTTGGCACGAATCTAGTGTTAAGAAAGTTGTCGAAAAACACAAAGATAATTCTGATATGATAGCCTGCTAA